AAATTTTATTGACAGAGGTAATCCTTTGTTTGATTCTAGAATAGTTTCAGAAGAGATAGGTCTTCTAGGTGGTGGTAGAAATCCAATGGCTCAGTTTTCTGAAGAGCGTAGGACTAAAACACCTGAAGGGTCTTTTGATGAAATATATGATAGGTTTAGAGATAATCTTAGACCACCTAGTAAAATTGATGAGGGGCTAGCAACTCTACTTTCATTAGCAGGATTAGTAACAGGTTCTACTCCAATTAAAGCTTTAGGAGCTGGAGCTAATATAGCATCAGGAAAAGCGGGAAGAATGCTTAAGGGTGCAAAAAACTTTAACCAAAAAATACGACAATCTGACTTTGGACAATCTACAAGTCTAGCTGATTTTTTAAGTAGAAGAAAACAAAAAAGAGCAGAAGCTTCTAGAAAAACAAGAGACGAAGCAAGACAAATTACTCAAAGACTTTCTAAACAAAAAGTATCTCCTCGAGATGACAGAAGAGGATCTACACCAACTAGAACATCAAAACCTAGTACTTCTCGAAGATCTAGTAGCTCTTATACAGAGGCATCTAGAGCTAGGAGAAGATAATGAATAAAAACGATCTTGCTCAAATTTTATACAACAAATCATTTGATGAGTTAAATGATTCTCAAAAGAAAACAGTTTTAAATTTTGTAGTTAAAAAACCAGAGATAGGCACACCTATAAAATACGATTCAAATATTGGTGCGATTGTAAATTCAAACACAGATCAACCCGCGACTCAAAATCAAATATTAACTTTTATAAAAGATAATCCATTAGAAGTTACAGCGGGTACGTCACTTGCTTTTGCTGCAGAAGAAATACCTGGAGCTTACAAAGCTGCAAGAAAATTAGATAGAGGTAGAGTTAGATCTGCATTAGGTATTACTGGTGCACTAAAACCTGTGTTGACTACAATCGGTACGCCTGCCATGACTGCTTTATTAGAAGTACCTATGACTGCAAAAAGATTGGAAGAAGGTGAAAGTGTTACAGATATATTAACAGATCCACTTGGACCAGCACTTGGTGTTGCATTTATGGAGCCATTTTCTAGAGGTGCGGGCGTAATTAGAGATGCACCAAAAAGAACGATGGCACAAGGCTTAAGAAATTATTTTAATTTAAGTGATGTTGGAAAAGCTAGACCAGGTCTAACTAGTAAAGCTTTAAGACTTGGTATGAGTCCAAGAATGATTGCAGGTGCATCTAGATTTTTAGGTATTCCTGGTTTATTATTAGGTGCTGGATTATCTGGCTATGACGCGTACAAAAATTATAAAAATCAGGAGGGGTTCTTATATAACCTATTAAATAAATGAGCAGTGGTTTTTTAAAAGCTTTAGGAGTGTTGGCTAAAAGCCCGAGTTTAAATAGATACTTAAATGTGCTTAAACCTGCAGAAGAAGGAGTATCTAGAGGCATGGATTATTTTAATAACGCTGTTAAAAAAGTTGTCGACGAAGGAGATCAGATAGATAAAACTTTAGATACTGTAAAATATGTTCACCCCGATAGACCTGACATTTTTGTGGAGATTGATGTTAATACAGGAAAAGTAAATGTAGGACTATTAGATGAGGAGGCTGGGGCTTTTGCTTATTCAGATTTAGAATTAGAACCTCGTAGTGCAGACATAAAAGAAAAAGCCAAACTTATGAAAGAAATGGGAAAAACTAAAATGCGAGGCAAAAGATCAAAAATGATAGATGCAGCTAATAGAATATTAAGAGGTAAAAAAGCTGACGGAGGAAGAGTTGGATATGCTAAAGGTAAAATAGTAAAAGAAGGATTAGGTGCATTAAAATTATTTAAAAGACCACAGTACTACAGCAAAGATGCAGCTAAAATGACTTTAGATCTTATCAAAACAGGTAGATATACAGAAAAACAATTATTAGAATTAGCTGATGATCAAATAGCAGAGATTTACGCGTATGAAGGATTTAAAGTTCCTGAACCAATAGAACCATCTAGTCTGATAATAGACATGGAAGAAATAATGGAAAACATAAAAAATGTTACACCTGAAGATATGGCTAATGGAGGAAGAGTTGGTATGTTTATGGGAGGCTCGCTTCCAAAAGGTGCAGGTTTGCTTAGGCAGCTAATAAAAATGGCAGCTAAAGAAAAGGGTTTAGAAAAACCCTCTGAAATGTTGAGCAGGTTTAATCCTAAAAAAGTAGATAGACTTTTAGATGATCCCAACATATTTTTAAAAGCAGATGTCAAAGAAGGTATTATGGCAACCGATAAGATAAAAGATTTTAAAAATACCGCACAGTCTGCAAGAGTAGATATAGTTTCGTATTTATTAAGTATGGCTAAAGATTTAAGAAAATCCAATTTAACTATACAACAACAAAATAAAATAATGATGGATGAGGCTGTAAAAATGGGGGTAGATAAAGAGACAGCAGAAACTTTTGTAAAAGGCCTTACAGAGTCCATGAGACAAAGTGTTGGTCTTAGTGATGATTTAATTAAACCAACTGAACAAGGAGTTTTAGAATTAGAAACAATTCTTAAAAATTTAAAAACAGGTGGCAAGCCTTCAAGATCTTTAAATGCAGATGGTGGTTATATTGGATTAAAAGATGGTGGACAGGTTAGTTTGACAGTAATAGAAATACCTGATATCAGTGGGTCGGGTGTTGAAACTTTATTCAAAAAAAGATAGGATGACAAATGGCTGAGATTGACAAACCATTACCAAATACAAATCAAACACAAATACCAGGTGAAGAAATAATAGAAGTTGAAAAAACAAAATCAGCTGAAGTTATTGATACTCCAACAGGACCAGTAGAAGAAGCAATGGATGAAGAAGGTGGTGCAGAAGTTTCGTTTGATCCAAACGCAGCAATCGATCCAATACAAGATCATTTTGCTAATCTTGCAGAAAGTTTAGGGGATGAAATTTTAGAACCACTCGGTGCTAAAATGGTAGAACAATATAATGAATACAAAGAGTCTCGTGGCGATTGGGAAGACACATATCGAAACGGACTAGAACTATTAGGATTTAAATATGAAAGAAGAACAGAACCGTTTAGAGGTGCTTCTGGTGTCAATCACCCAGTTCTTGCGGAAGCAGTTACGCAATTTCAAGCGCAGGCTTATAAAGAGTTACTCCCGTCTGATGGACCAGTAAGAACTCAAATTTTAGGAGATGTAAATGTTGCAAAAGAAGAGCAAGCTAAACGTGTAAAAGATTTTATGAATTATCAAATTATGGATCAGATGAAAGAGTATGAACCAGAGTTTGATCAAATGTTATTCTATCTCCCTCTCTCCGGCTCTACTTTTAAAAAAGTTTACTATGACGATATTATTGGTAGAGCCGTGTCAAAGTTTGTACCAGCAGATGATTTAATTGTACCATACTCTGCAAACTCATTAGAGGATGCAGAAGCTGTGATACATGTCATAAAAATTTCAGAAAATGAATTAAGAAAACAACAAGTGGCTGGTTTTTATAGAGACATAGAATTAGGAACACCACCAGTAACAGAAAATCAATTAGAGGATAAAAAATTACAATTAGAAGGAATATCTAAAGATGGTCAAGAAGATCAATACACACTTTATGAAATACACACTAATTTAGATTTAGATGGTTATGAAGATATGGATGCAAGTGGAAATGAAACAGGAATAAAACTTCCGTATGTTATAACTGTATCTCAAGCAGGTAATAAAGTTTTATCTATTAGAAGAAATTTTAAAGCTGAAGATCCAAAGAAAAATAAAATAAATTATTTTGTACAATTTAAATTTTTACCAGGCACAGGTTTTTATGGGTTTGGTTTAATACATATGATTGGTGGATTAACAAGAACTGCAACAGCAGCTCTTAGACAATTATTGGATGCGGGAACCTTAGCTAACTTACCGGCTGGATTTAAATCTAGAGGTATTAGAGTTAGAGATGATGCACAACCATTACAACCTGGTGAGTTTAGAGACGTAGATGCACCTGGTGGTAACATCAAAGATCAATTTATGACTTTGCCTTTTAAAGGTCCTGATGCAACTCTATTACAATTAATGGGTGTTGTTGTATCAGCAGGCCAAAGGTTTGCAGCAATATCTGATATGCAAGTTGGAGACATGAATCAACAGGCTGCTGTGGGTACAACAGTTGCTTTATTAGAACGTGGCTCACGTGTAATGTCAGCTATTCACAAAAGATTATACGTTGGACTTAAACAAGAATTTAAATTATTAGCAGAAGTATTTAAAACATACTTACCACCTGTGTATCCATACGATGTACCAGGTGCAAGACGAGAAATTAAAGTACAAGACTTTGACGACAGAGTAGATATACTTCCTGTTGCAGATCCAAACATATTCTCACAAACACAGAGAATTAGTTTGGCACAAAGTCAATTACAACTAGCGCAATCAAATCCTCAGATACATAATCTGTATCAAGCGTATAGATCTATGTATGACGCGCTAGGTGTGAAAAATGTAAATGCAATATTGCCACCACCCGCACAACCAGTGCCGATGGACCCTGCATTAGAACATATTATGGCTATGTCACAAAAACCTTTTCAAGCTTTTCCTGGTCAAGACCACAAAGCCCACATTGATGCTCACTTAAACTTCATGAGATTAAACATGGTGCAAAATAATCCACTTGTAATGGCATCAATACAAAAAAATATTTTAGAACACATAAGTTTAATGGCACAAGAACAAGTACAATTAGAATTTGTAGAAGAATTAAGAGAATTACAAATGATTCAACAACAAATGGGTGCTGTAAATCCTGCAATGATGGCTGGAATGATGCAAAATCCACAAGTAATGCAAATGCAACAACGAGTTCAACAGATAACTAATCAATTAGAATCTCGAAAAGCTATGTTAATTGCAGAAATGCAAGAAGATTATGCTAAAGAAGAAGAAAAAATTACTGGTGAGTTTGCTGGTGACCCACTATTAAAGATAAAATCTAGAGAAGTTGACTTAAGAGCGATGGAAAATGAGAGAAAAGAAGAAGAAGGTCAAGAAAGATTGAATCTTGATAAGATGAAAGCGATGATGAACCAAGAAAATCAAGAAGCAAAACTAAAACAGAACGAACAATTGGCAGGTTTACGTGCTGGCGTGTCTTTAGCGAT